GATCGTCTCGCCGGGGTTCTCGATGATCGCGCGGGCGATGTGGTAGCAGTACCGCAGCTTGTCGTTGGCTGTGACTGCCTTGCCCTTTTGCTTGAACATGAAGCCGACGACCGAGGACCCGGAAAAAAGGTCGGCCACTGCGCGGACATCGTCCGGCGTGTTTTCCCAGATGAAGTCGATCAGCTTCTGTTTGGAGCCGATGTAGTTGGTGACGTACCGGCGCTGCTCGTCGGCGGCCTGCGCGGACAGCTGCTCATCGCCGAAAAGCGCAAGCTCCGCTTCAGCTTCGAGCAGGAAAGTCAGCCGGTCCATGTCGGTTTGCAGCGCCACGCCCGCTCCTTAAAAAACAAAAGCCCCGGCAAAGCCGAAGGACTGGCCTTCTGTCACCGGCGGGCTCGGTTTTTCCGACAACCACGTCGATCTACGCGAAGGGTTTGCCTTCAGGCTTCACCGGGGCTCGATTTTTTCGACAACCCCGTGGGTCATGTTGTCAAAGGTCGGTCGGCCTCAGACTCCGTTCGACCTTGATTCCGCAGAGCTTGCCGTTCTGAAACGAGAGCGTCAGGGTGCCGAAGAATTTCTGCGCCACGAGCTTTTCGATGTATGTGAACAGCTTGCTCATAGGTGCAGAATATGGGACCGCATCCGGCTTAACAAGATGGTGAGGTGTGCGAAAACATGGGAAACCCATGCGACATTTTGAAAAGATGAGCAAACATTAGTGGCAAAACCCTGATACTATTGAACGCGAGTATTTTGATGATTCGGAGTGAACCAATGAAAGACGGCGACATCAAAGTTCAGTGCGACAATTGTAAGGCGGTTCTTGATGAGGATCGAGAGGATTTAGCTAAACCAGTACAGAATCCCTGCCCGCATTGTGGTTCAACGAAACGCTATGTCAGTGTTTTCCTGTTTGACGAGGTTCCCCCTCCCCACGATATGTTGCGTGCCAAAGCGAAGGACGATTCATATCCAAGTAGGGACAAGGTCCGCGTTGATTTGATGGTTGGCGACGAACAAAAAGCTCCGCCTCCAGGCGCAGACAAGAATGCCTTGGTAGACCGCGAATGGGTGGACAAGTACCGAAGAATCGACAAAGACAAAGACCTCTATGAGGAGACTGTTGTTGACAAAAAGACTGGCAAAATCCTTCATTCTTGCAAAGAACCATTAAGCCAACATCGGGGACATGGAAGCGCGAAAATGAAAAACGAAGCCGAGAAAAAAGAAAAACAGAACGATTAATTTTCCAATAAACTTGTTTTTTTAGGGTCATATAGGTTTCTTAGCCAGTGTTTTGAGGATGAATTCAACGCATGCGCCTGAATTTTCGTACTGTTCACTCTCTATGATTTCGCCGAAGGTGCCGCGATAGGGCGACCGGCTTTCCTGCCAGTATTCGAGGAATCCCTCGTTGCGCCAGGGTGTGATGCCTTGCTCGATCCAGTCGTTGAGCATCCAGTTGACCTCGTCCTCGCGCTCCTCAAAGCCGAGCAAGTAACCAAAATCGAAGCCTGTCGGCGTCACGACCCACACTCCTGCTGGCACGTAAGGCGACAGGCCGCGTTCTTCTTGCTTATCGTCGTAAACGAAATCAATCATGTACCGCAGCTTCATCGAAAATGCCTTTCCGTCATTGAACCGAACTCATCGCGGATCGTCTCCAAGCATTCCCCGCCTCGTTTTTTCATGGTCGAAAGGCGCGTTGTAAAGGCTGCCCAGTCTTCAGCCAGTTCCGGATTCTCCGAAGCGTCGATCTCGTTGATGTAAATCTTGACGTCGTGCTCATCCCAAAGCCATGCGGCATAGATGCGTCCACTGGCTCCCTTCAACCACTCGATCCGTTCCACGAAGTGAAGATGGTTGCCGTGCATGCTCGCACCGAAATCCGCGAAGCCCCGGTCAATCATCAGGATTGCGTAGACCCAAGAAGATACCGCACCATCCGATCCCATCTTCGGCTTTGCGCCAAGCACCTCCAAACGGTACGGGAAAAAATCGAGCGTGCCGCCGTCATCGAAATGGGGCACGAACCAGAATCCGTCGCGGGTGATGACGTCCAGGATTTCCTGAACCCGATTGATTTCTGCTGCCACGTCAACCTTTGCCATTTACCGCCTCACAAACACGATGTCTTCGATCTTCCGGCCATCCGCCAATCGGCTAACGCCCCGCTTCTTGAACGCAGCCAGAACTGCCGACCGCTCAGAAGAACTCTTTGCCACGATGCACTCCAGATTATCGAGAAGCGTAACCGTGTACTTGAATATCGTCTCGTCGCTGGAGTCCCGACTGACGATCCGCTTCCAATCCTGGATGAACGATTTGCGGTGCTTACGGACCTCGTCGCCGGTGCAGCGACCGTACTTGTCGTGATCATACGTGATCGAGTCCATCCGGCGCAGCAACTTTCGTTTGAAGTAGAGTCCAGGTTCTCCAGTTCGCGCCGCCGTCGGCGTCTTGCGGATGCGCGTGAAAAAATAGGTCGCGCCGCCGGACTCCATGTCCGCGACCGGCGACATTCCGCCCGGCGTGATGCCCAGGCGCATCTTCTCCACCGTGGAGACCATCGCACCATTGTTGTCGAGCGCCATGTTCAGAAACTCAGCCACGTCGCCGTCGTTCGTCAGCCGATGCTTGAGCGAATAGCCGCCGAGTTCACGGTCCAGGTCGGCGTCCGTGATGTCGAATCGCATCTGTACCCGGCGACCCGCTTCTTTAATCTTGCCCCGCGTCGCGTGCTGAAAGCTCCCGAAGGGATCGTAATGGGGCAGTTTCGACACATCATCCACGCCCAGTTCGGCATTCCAGAATTGACGCAAAATCTTTACCTGCCCCTGCCTAGTCTTGAGGCCTTCCGCTGTGGCCATCGCTTTCTTGAAGCGTGGCGATTTATCGATGCCCATGATGTAAGCCTGTTTCTGCAAGTACATGAACTCCGCGTCCTCGATGCTTGCCGGGGATGCATTCAGGCCCAAACGCTCAATCTTCTCAAGGGCTTTTTCCACAATGTCCGGCGTACACGCCCCATCGATCCGAATTTCCATTTCCCCTGCTGTTGCAAAAACGTTCTTGTTGCCAGCCCAGGGGCGGTAGATCGCCGTGACGCCGTCCTCGAACTCGATCTCGTATTGCGTACCGTCAGCCATCCCACGCCCAAAGATCGACGACAGATCTCGCTCGGTGCCGTCGGTGATGATCTCGCCCGCCGTGTTCGTGCGCTTCTGCATCAGCACCTTGCTCTTGCGGACGACCATCTCCTTCGGCTTGGCAGGTTGTATTGACTTCGGTTCGGTCTTTCGGATGGCCTGGACGAACTTCGAAACCTTCTTTCCCGGCGCTGCTCCGCCTTTCACCTTTTCGACGATGGCATGAAGCTCGTCGATTTTTGCGAGGTAATCCTCGGCCATTCGGCGAACTTCCGCATCCTCGTGTTTGAGCAGTTTCGAGAGCTTGGTTTTGAGCTTAATCGCGGCGTCGACGGATTTTTGGTTGAAGTTCTTGTCGGCGAGATGATGATTCACCGACTTCACAGCCGTCAGGATCGCATCGAAAAATTCGTCTTCCGGTAGCGGCGCACCGATCTGAGGCAGGATGGTTTTCTTTCCGGCAGGACCAGCCTTGCCGATGGCCTCCAGAATCTTGTCCTCGTGTTCTGGCCGAACTTTGATCTGCACGACGGTCTGCTTGCCAGTGACCTTCGATCCCTTCTTCATCGTCTGCTGGAAGACCAGAGCGTTCTGGTCTTCGATCTGATCGACGTCGATGGGGATGGTTTTCCCCTGCCATCCCGCGTCGGCTGCTTCCTCCACCATGCGCTGCTCGTGCAGCCCAAGACGCGCCGTGCCTTTCTTGGCGGCTTTCGCATCGAACGAAAATCCCGGCAGCCCGCGTTTCTTCGCCAGCTTATCGTAAAACTTCTCGAAGTCGCTCCGGACGTTGTGCTTGCGGTCCAGAGCCATCTGGTAGAAGGCATCAATCTTCGCCGATCCCTTCTTGAACCGCCGCTCTGCATAGGGACGAAGCATGTCGAGAAACTGCTCGTCGGGGATTGCCTCAACCCGCTCGATGTAGGTAAGCGTTGCCTGCAGATCGAGATCGACCTTGCCCTCGGCGAAGGCTCGCATGACCGTGTTGTAATAAGGCTCGGACGCGCCGTGGACCGCGTTGGGGTGGTAGGCCACATCGAGCACATCGTCGCCGAGGAACTTGTACAGCTGCCCCTTGTCGATTCCGTACAGATGACCGTCGGTACCGCGCAGAAAGTTTTCCCAGTGGCCGTCGTGGTTGCTGATCAGCCAATCGATGACGTGCTCGCGCTGGACCTGCTCCAGTTCGGCGGGCAACAGGTCCTTGGGATCGATGCCCTTGAAGTCCTTCTGCGCCTTGAGCTTGGGCACCATGCGCTGGATCGAGCCGACTTCCCCGTCCAGTTCGATGAGACGGACTTCGACAGCGTCCGGATCGATCAGGCGGCCGATGCGATAGGCGACTTCGTCGCCGTGGGCGCGGAAGTCCTCGGAAATCGGCTTGAAAAGCCACTTGTTGCCCTGGTCGTCGTCGTAAATGTACTTGCGGTGCGCGCCGCCGAGTTCGTTGCGGACCTCTCGCCGGTTCTTGAACGGCTTTTTTGCCTTGATCTGTTCCCATTGCAAATCGACATCCCGAAACGGCTCATCGACCGATGTGAGCTTGGTCGGGTTTTTCGACGGGAGGGGTGACTCGGGAATGGAGACCGGCTTTTTCGGTTCAACAGCAGGTTTCGGTTTCGGTGCCGGGGCGGTCTTGGCCTTCTTGCCGCCATGCTTCTCGGCCCACTTGGCCCATTTCCCTTCGACCGAGGCATTGACCTTCGCCAGCTGCGCCTCGTCGAACTGAGTGAACCGGGCGATCAGTTCATCCTTCGTGTGCCACTGGTAATGCTTGAGCTTGGTTTGCTGGGCGAGTTTCTTCAGATCGTCCAGCGACATGTTCTTGACCTTGGCTTCCCAGGCCGCGATCTTCTGCGCCAGGGATTCCGAGAGCGGACCCACTTCACCGGCGGCGATGAAATCAGCGTGCTGGGTGTAGGACTGCGCCGCCTTCTTCGTCGTATCGAGAAAAATTTGGTAATGGGTGGGGTCCTCGGGCACCACTACCGCATCGATGGCCTTGACCAGTTCGGTCTTGTGCTTGACCGCTTCCTCGACCGCCTGAACCGCCTTCTTGTCGATGGAGAGAGCCTTTTGCAGATCGGAGATCAGCATGTTTTTGGGCTTGAGCTTGCCGATCCCGAACTGCTTGATCTTGTCTTGGAGTTCCTGGCCCTTGAGCATGAAATGGGGTTTGGCCGGTTTCGGCTCCAGCATTTCCAGTTCCGCGATGAAGTGCTTTTTCGTCTTGGAAATTGAAATGCCGTTTTTCAGGCACTCATTCTGAAGCTGCTGGACGGTCATCGAGGCGAAGTCCGGCAGCGTTTCCGCCGCCTCTTTGATGATCGCCGCGTGCGCCGCATCCCATTGCTTGAGCAGCGCGATCAGATCGTCCTTCGTGCAGGTTTTCCCGATGCTCTGTTTGGCGACCTCGGCCATGATGTCTTTCGTCGCCCACGTCGAATAATCGATGCCGGGATTCTGCTGGCCGAGCAGCTTGATGAAATCGGCCTTCGTCCGGTAGATCGAGATGCCGCGCTTCTTGCACTCCTCCTGAAGCGGTTTGAGGCCCAGGGTTTCGTATTGGCCCTGCCTGATTGCCTTGTTGGTTTTCGCTTGCTCGGCTTTCTGCGCGCCCGCAACGTCGTGAACCTGCTGCGGCGTCATGAGACACGCGCCTTGAGAATCGGCGGGCCCGGCCATCGCGGTGAGTTTCAGCGTTTCCGCCGAGCAAACACGCAACGGCATTGCGTGGCAGGTACACCTGCAGTTTGGATGTCGAGGCAGCGGAGGCATCTTGTCGATGGAAAATACCTGTCCGGCCAGCGCCGAGCAGATCGGGCACAGCCGCTCGTCATGTGCGACCATCCACCGCACCTGGCGAACGCCGACCGTGTCGTAGAACTTGAGTCGCCCCTGGTTGTGCGCCCGGAGTATCTCGGTGCGGGCGATCAGTTCGATGCGCTGCTGCGCCGAACCGAAGACGGTCTTTCCCGCCTGCTTGAATGCCTCTTTGTCCAGGATCACCGAGCCGATGTTTCTGGCGATATTCGGAATGGAGAGGCCCTGGGCGATCCCGACCGTCAGGGCGTTTTTCACGCCGGTAAGCAGATCCGTGGAAACTTGACCGGCCAGCTGGACGTCGAAACGCACGAGAAAATCGAGCGCGCTCTTGTCCATGAGCGAGAAGGCATCCTTCGCCAGTCGCTTCGCGGATTCATCGGTGAGCGTATCGTATCCGGGCAGGCCGTGGACCTTCAGTTCGAGCGCGCCCTGGGTAATCCCCTCGAGGTGGGATTCCTTCGCCGCCGCTTTCAGTGCGAGCGTGTGCTCGGCTTTTAGCCCCTTGATTGTGCCGTCGAGCCGGTCGGTGAGCGCGGCCAGACGAATCTGATTGATTTTTTGCCCTGGCGTGAGCGCGCCGAGATCGGCGTACCGCAGCAGATCCGCCTTGATCCGCTTTTCGGCCTCGCGCAACGACCCGACCAGAGCCGCGACCTGCTTTTCCGTGTACAGATCGCGAGCCGCGAACGATGACGCGACCGCTTGCTTGATGCGCTCGGCCTGGTCGAGGGCGATGGCCAGCATTTACACCGCCGCGTGGCGATAGAAGCGGCAGGCCGGATCGAACAGAGAGGTATCGCGTTCCAGCACTCGGCAGTGATTTGTCTCCTCGTCGAAGTGCAGACATTCGCTGCAGGTGCTGCCGGAAGCGCGGGTCTTGGCCGTCGCATCAGCATACATGGCTTCGACCGCTTGTTGCTCGTCCTGCTGGATCGCCTGATCCTCAGCGGCGTCTTCCAAGCCCAGCAGCTTGCGCGCCGATGCGGGGCTCATGATCGCCAGTTGGACGAGCGCAGTGACGTCCTTGATGTCCCAGTTCATGTCGAGCAGCCGCTGCTCTTTGGCGCGATTGGCCGACTCCACCTCGGGATTGAGGTCCATTTTGGCCTGGAGGGTGTTTTTAGAAATCAGGTTGCGGTCGTACAGATCGATGAGCAGCCGCTTCTGGTCCACCTCACTGGTCAGGTCCAGATCCGAAAACTCGTAATCCACTTCGGCGTCGATGCCTTTGAGTTCCATCCACTCGTAGATGACCCAATCCAGAATCCGCCGCGCGGCCTGCTTGATCTCCTTGAGCATGATCACCATTTTCTGCATCGAGACCGAGGCTGTGGCGAAGTTCGGGCCATCGCCGGTGACGATGGAGCGCGCCATGCCCAGCGCCACGAGAATGTCCTCTTTGACCTCCTTGACCTTGCGTTCGGTGTCGAGCACATGCCCTTCGTTGCCGTAGGTTTCCGCCTTCACATAAAACGGCACGACCAGCCCGCTTTTCAGGTCCATCTTGTTCAGTTCGCCGCGCAGCGTGTCGATCATCTTCTGGCTCGGCATGATGACCTTGTCGCCGAACTGCCCGCCCACCTGGATGAACCGAAGGGGCGTCGTCCAGCGCTTGGCGATGGCGCGCTCGGCTTTGCGGAAATCCCGCAACAGTTCGATGGACTCGAAGGCGGGCAGCACCAGGCTGTTTCCGCGCGGGGAAAACTCCGGGGCGTTCCACTTGATGTGCAGCATCTGGTCGAGGGCCAGCGAAACGCCCTCATCCCCGGCGTCGAAGGTGCCGTCGGCCATTTCCTTGCGCTGCGTGGCCTCGGTGAGCGTCCCGCCCACGAACTTGAGCTTCACACTCACCGGATTGACGCAGACCACTTTGGCCAGATCGTCGCCCTCGGGCGTGCGCTTGAGATACCCGATGCAGTCGCCCTTCACGAGCAGCTGGAGAATCATGTCCTTCACGAAGCTGTTGAGGTCCAGGCGGTAGAACATATCCCGCGCCTGCTCCTGGGTGGTTTCGTCCTCGCTCGACACGCCGACCTCGTCGCCCAGCGCGAAAACGCGCCACGAGTTGATCGTGTTCGAGACGATGGGTTCTTCCAGGTAATACTCCCAGGCCTTGGCCGCGCGCTCGTGCCACTCGGCGGGAATGGAATCCTTGACGCCGTGTTTCTCGAACAGATTGGGCGCCAGCGCCGCCGCCGTGCCCATGCGCGAGGGGTCCAGGATGATGGCGAAGGAGGCCAGCGGGTCCGGGGCGGCGGCCTCCAGCGGGGCATTTTTCTTCGCTGCTCTTTGATCGCTGCTTCTCACTGTCCCTCCTCAATCAGTCGAAAATCGGGTCCGTGGCCATCGGCATGATGCAGACCTCGACGAAGTGGGGTCCGCGCTTCTCGAATGCCGTCCGCTCGCGCACCAGGGCCATGCAGCGCACGGCGTCGATCACGTGGTCGTTGCCCTTGCTGTAGGTCACGCGGCCGTTGTTCATGGAATAGGTTTGCGTGGCGAACTGCTCCTCGATCTGGCGGTCATCCCTGGGGAAGACGATCTGACGCCTGCGCATCGCAGCATTGATCAGCGCGGTCATGTGCTCTTTTGTGCGCTTCTTGACCGGCTTCCCCGCCTCATCCCAACTCACGATGGTATTGCCGCCGAAGTCGAAGCCCTGGAGCCGACCCAGGAAGTTGCGGTCCTTGAACTTGTCCAGGCTCGTCAGTTCCTGCGCGACCGCGAGGCCGTTGCCGCCGTTGTCCAGACCGATCCCCACGAACTCGAAGTAGATGTCCAGCGTGCGGATGAGTTCGGAGAGCCAGGGATACGGAATCTGCTCGCCGTGAACCCGCAGGATCATGGTCAGCCCGGTCTCGTCCTCGCGGAATACGACCAGTTCCGTCGGATCGCTCGTGTAGCCGGTGTCGATGCCGAGCCAGTGAGTTCCGGCCCTCGGCGACAGACTGAGCAGCATGTCGAAGCGCTCGCGTACCGCCGCCTCGTCCTCACACCCCTCCAGTTCCTCGCTGGTGATGGGGATCAGGCGATATTCCGGCACTTCCTTGCGGCACGCATGAAGGGCGTCCAGATCGAACGCACCGAAGCTCGGCTTGCCGTGCTCGCCCGCAACCTCGTGCTGCCAGCCCGGCGTGTCCTTGCCGCCGTAGAACTCCATCAGTTCGGCTTCGCGTTCCGGCGTCCAGGTCGGATTGACCCACGACGGCCAGCGGAACACCTTCCACTTTTTCGATTGGGTCAGCCGGTAGTAGGTCGTGTCGCGCAGACCGTTGGGCGTCGAATAAATCCGAAACTTGCCTTTCGCGTTGAGGCACTGACGCAGCGCCTTCCACGCTTTCTCCGGAATCCACGCGCCTTCGTCCACCCAGAGCCGATCCACGTGGAGCGACCGGAACGACTCGCCATACGCGCCAGCGGGCCGGAAATGGAGCACCGTGCCGTTGGTGAACTCAATCCGGAAGTACGGCTTACGGATGATCTTGGGGTTGCCGTTCTTGGCCTTGGCAATCGAGGCTTCCAGGTCGTGGTTAGCGCCGATCTGAAACTCCACCTCCTCGATGATCGTATCCAGGTGACCCTGGTGCGGCGCAGCCACGAGGCCCGAACCGCCACGAGTGGTGAAGGCATAGTGGAGCGAGTCGGCGGCCAGGTTGATCGTCTTGCCCGAATCGCGGCCATCCAAGTGGATGATGTTGGTCCGCTCGCATTGCAGGTCCTCTATCTGGTGCTTCCAGAACACGCGCTTCGCGCCGTCGCGGTTGTGAAGATACGCCTGACCCCAGAGCACCGGGTCCAGCAGCACGCGGGCGACCGCCTGGGGATTCTTGGGGAGTGTCGTTGTCGCTGTCATGCAGCCCTCCGAGAAATCTCGATATTCGATGAAAAATCTCCTTGACTTGCCCGCCACACGAAGCGATGTGACACGTCGTAAGCTGCTGAATCGAAAGGAGAAAAGACATGGCGCGTTACATCCTGACCAACCTCGACACCGGCGCGATCCTCGGCCAGACGCTGAACGAACGGAGCATGCGCCCCTTCGTCAGCATCGCCGAAGCCTACGAAACGCTGGCAAGGATCGAGGCGAGAGGAAACTGGAAGCCCGAAGAGATCGGCCAGTCGTTCAACGGCTGGACCCTGTGCGAAGTCAACCCGGTCGAAAGACCATAAACCCACAAGGAGCCACACATGAGCACCAAGAACATCACGATCAAGGAAGCCGCCGAAAAATATCTCGCCAATCTCGGCGCGGTCGGCAAAAACGAACGGACCATCTACACCTACAACAAAGACCTGGAACTGGCGCTGGCCTTCTTCGGGCCGGAAAAACTCATCGCCAAGATCATGCCGGTCCATGTCGCCGCCTTCTTCAGGTCCGATCTGGTCAACAAGCTGATCTACGAACCCAAGAAGGAAGGCGAAGCCCGGCGCGAGCGCGACAAAAGCCCGATCACAATTACGAAAACCAAGCGCGTGTTCCGCATGATGCTCGTGTTCTGCAAGGACCAGGGCTGGCTCGACCGGGTGCCCTTGCCCAAAGACGAACTGGCGAAGGTCAAGGAACCTGCCGAAACCGAAGCCGCCGAAGCCGAACAGCCCGCCACGAGCGCCGAGTAAGCCATGACGGACGAAAGCACCAAAATCGCCATCCCGCCCGAGGTACTGACCGGCATCGAGGCCGTGCGCCGTAGCGGGAGGACTAATATGCTCGACCGACCTGCGGTCGCCGCCATCGCCCTGGAGCTTGGCCACATCGACGCCGCTTACTGGCTGACCGACAAGGCCAACCACAAGACCTACGCCGAGGGAATCTTCCGAGGCTTTACCGAGGAGCCCCCGGTCACGCCATAACGCCCGCCCCAGATAAAATCCCACCTCCAACGCCCTTTTCGGGGCGTTTCTCTTCGGCCCGGAAAACTTCGCATAAGTGGTTGTTTTTCCTTGACTTCCATGTGCTTCGAAGCCCCTGTACGTCGCGTGAGCACGAGGAACCAAAACCGAAAGGAGACCACGATGGGCAAGACGGACAGCAACGAAACCACCACCTACGACGACACCTTCGAACTGGCCTGGATCGAGATCAACAAACGCTTCCAGCTGGTCAGCAAGAGGCGGGAGTTCAAGACCCCGGAAGCCAGGACGCGGTTCGTCGATAAGCTGCTGAACAGCGGCAATCTTTACGAAATCCTCTCCAGCCGGAACTAGGAGGCAACGATGCCAGAATTTTTTCAGACTGCTATGGGCCGAACGTTCTACGACCACACCCTGCCGACCATCGCCCGCGAACTGACCCGACTCAACGCCGCGCTGGAGCGGATCGCGGCGGCTCTCGAAAACCAAAACACCCAAACCACGGAGACCAACGATGACCAAACCCAGGCTTAAACGCGGCATGATCGCCCGGTACACGGGCACCGACCACTCTTTCATGACCGGACTCAAAGTAAAGCTGATCGCCCCGATCCTCGACGACAACGAGCGCCCCACGGGCTGGTGGGATGTCGCGCCCTGGATCGAGCAGGACCAGCGGTTCTCCTGGGTCACCAGCGATGCCCGCCGCGAGGACCTGGTGCCGCTGACCGAGGAGGGAAAAGCATGAACCCGAAGCCCGTCGGAAACGCAGCTGCCATCGACATGAGCGCCCTGCGCCGGGAGATCGCCGCAGCCCACCGCCGCCTTCGCCAGTGGGAAAAAACTGCGACCGAAACGCCGACGCCCCACGACCGCTGGACCAAGCTGGCGGGGTTCGCCGGACCTAACCTCAAGCAAGCCATGAGCGCCGGGATCGTCCACATCGAGATACCGAACGATGGGCGCGGGAAACCACGGTTCGCGCTCAAGGAGGACTGAGCCATGAAACTGGAAATCGCCATCGATACCTTGCAGGCCATGATCGAGCGCGCCCAGGGCAACCTGATCGCCATCCCCGAGGACGAGGAGATCGAAGCCCTGCAACGCGCCATCGACTGCCTGACGACTTCCGTCATCAAGCGCGAAGCCGAAATCAACCGGGCCGTCCAGATGATCCGCGAGATTGGCGGCTGGCCGGACAAGGACATCCGGGACGTCTGGAACTTTTTGCGGGGCAGCCTGCGCTTCAGCGAGGACGAGAAACTGGAAATCGAACGCCGCCTGGGAATCAGGTAGGAGGTGACCATGAACTTCAAGCAAGCTATCAATGTGCTTCGAGAGAAGCAGAAACGTGCGGTCGAGACCGTCTTTGCCCAAGACGAGGCCGAGGCGCTGTCCGTCGCCATCGAGCAACTGGTCAAGGCCGACCGCGCCCGGCAAGCGGAGATCGAAAAGGCGGTCGAGCTTATCCGCGAAGCGATCTTCGACTCCGACGGCAATCTTCACGAGAGCGCCTGGAGCTACCTCAAGGACCGGATCGACTTCCCCGCCGAGGACAAAGCCGAAATCATCCGGCGGCTCGGTCTGGCCGGGAAGGAGTAGCCCATGAACCTTTCCACCGCCATCGAACAGTTCCTCACGCGCCTGGAGGCAGACGGCAAAAGCCCGCACACCCTCAGCTGCTATGGCCGCGACCTGCGGTTGCTGCTGGCCTTCGCGGGCGATGTGGACGCCTCGGCCCTGGACGCCGATCTGCTGGCGCGCTTTCTCCTGTCCACCCCCGTAACCACGACGCGCTCGGGCGCCCCCCGTGGCGACGCGAGCCTTGGGCGTATCAAAGCCTGCCTTCGGTCGTTTGGGCGTTTTGTGGCCAACGTGGGCGCAACGGGGCGCGATCCTGCGGACTGGATCAAGATCAAGCGCCACGACCGGGAAGCGCCCAGTTTTCTGACGGCCCAGGAGGTGAAGGCGCTGGTCAAGGCGGTTGCTTCCCGCAAGGGCGAAACCGCCGAGCGCGACCTGGTCATGCTGCGCGTTCTGCTGGGCACCGGCATCCGCCTGGCGGAACTGGTCGGCCTCGACATCGGCGACGTGCGCCTGGACGAGAAGCAACTGCGCATCAAGCGCGCCAAGGGCGGCAAGCTCCAAATGCGTTTCCTCAACACCGAGCTTCGATCCGTCCTGCGCAAGTACATCCAGCGCCGCCGCAAGGCAATGGCCGAGACCGATGCGCTCTTCCTCTCGAACCGCAACTGCCGCATAAGCACCCGCCAGGTCCAGGAGCGCATGGGCCTCTGGCTCGCTTGGGCGGGCTTGGACGGCAAGATCACCGTCCACGGCCTGCGCCACACCTTCGCCACGCTGCTCTATGGCCGCACGCACAACCTGCTGCTGGTCGCCAAGGCCCTCGGCCACGCCCGCGTCACCACCACCCAGGTCTACGCCCACATCACCGACGACGATCTCGAAGACGCCCTCGAAAGCCTTTGAGCCGACCGGCTCGCGCCTCTCATAACACGTCTTATCTGCGGATCGGCTGAAGGCCGACTCGCGCAACTTCGCCGACTTGCGGCGACCGCCACGAGCGACTTCCACGCGATTGGTTTCGCGTTTTCGGCGCATCAGTCCTCCGGGGTTTCTTTTTTCGCCTTGCCGGTCGCACCGCCGCGAACGCTTTCCAGAAGCGCCACGGCCCATTCCGCTGGCGTGGTCTGCTGCCCCCCGCTGGTATCGCGCTGCACCCTGGTGGTCTTGAGGCACTCCAGCTGCTTGCGGAACAGCACGTCGTAATTGCCGACTGCGGCATCGGCGTTGCCGAGCACCGCGCAGTGCCACTTCGCGTAGTAGAAGGCGGCCATCGCCGCCTGCATCAGGTCCGTGGATTCGTTGAGTTCGAAGTCCTTGTGGATCGCGGCGAGCGCATCTTCGAAGATTGCCTTTTCCTCGTCGGTCAGCATCTTCTTGACGTAAGCCCCGTGCTTGAGCGCGTTGTTATTACCCGCCGGTGGGCCGGGATGGTTCTTGTGATTTGCGCCGTGCATGCGGCAAACGTTGTATCCAGACACTGCGGGGTGCGTGCAGCGCTCGCCGGTGCTCTTCATTCGTGCCGTACAGCGCCGAAACTGTTTGCCCATACGGACAACGAAGTCCTCGCTCTGCGGTTTAATTGTGGAATCGCCCATTTTCTACCTTTCGCCTGCGGATCGAATCCGGCCAGATTGCCGACCGGCGCGAGGCCGCGTGCCCTGTGATTGAATCACCCTCATGCAGAAGGCTCCAAACCCTTGCCTGTGCGTTTTTTTGGTACGAACTGCGACAACACGCGATAGACCGTGGCTCGGTGAATCAGCATCCGTTCGCTGATCTCGGTGATGGTCTTGCCTTCCGAATGCATCTGGAAAATCTCCAGGTTGCGCTGGATGCGGGCCGAGGTCGCCCGGCGCGGCAGGTATAGAAGCCCGCCGCGAGGGAAATATTCGTAGACCTGCGCCAGCAGTTCGGGAGGCAAGACGTCTTTCGCGTTGATGTGTTTCAAGCATGCGCTCCGACGGCTTGGTCGAGGATCACCACATCGCGCTCGACCGGCAGGTTGTCGCGCAGGTCTTTCAGGAACTCGGCGCAGTCGTGCTCGCCCATGCTTTCGTAATCGGGGCACGACGCCATGCGGCGACTGAGCACGGTGTGGTAGCAGTAGGTCCGTTCCTTGCCCGAAGGCGTCTGCCAGTTCCCCATCGCACATTTGACGCGCCGCTCGGCTTTGGGGCCGCGATCCGCGCGTTCGAGATAAACCTTGCAGTGCAAGCAGTTGGCGCAAGGAATGGGGTGAGTGGATTTGGGATTGTTCGGCGTCATAGGTCCTCCTTGAACCGCGTATGGCACGCGGTCGTGAAATTCGGCTTGTTTGCCGGGGTTCCAGTGCTGTACGGGCCGGTAGTAACCAACGACCCGCGAGTAGACTTCGGTTTTGGCTTTGCAATTACCCATTGGCGCATTGCTCCAGGGTGGTGCTGGCTGGGGGCACGAATTCCAGGTCGCTGAAGATCGGGATGCCGAGGGCGCGTGCCTCTTCGATTTCAAGGGCGGTGCCCTGGGAACCAGCCCAGCCTTCAACGAGAACAATCAGATCGGAACGACGAACCATTTCGAGGCCGCCGTTCATGAAGACATCCTCGGGGGCGATGCCGGACATGAATGCGGAGTTGAGGTGCGGGCAGATGACTGCATAGCCGAGCGACCACAGGTGCGCGGCGACTTCGCGGGCTGCAGCGATGTTCTGGGCGACGTCGTTGTGGGTGCGGCCGCGATACGGACCGGCGACGTATGCGAGTTTCATGGGGGTGGACATCATCATCTCCTTCAAAAGAGCCGAGCCTGTTCGGACGGCTGCGCGGGTTTGTGTTCCGTGGGTTTTGGTTTGGGACTCGGCGGCGTCGATGGCTTGGGCGAAGGGACCTGCGGCACGTAGGGTTCGCCCCACGGCTCCTGCTGCGGACCCACGTAGGTGATCTCGCTGCCAGGGAATGCGTGCATCACCATCGAGAGCTTGCGCAGGTCCTCGGCGGATATCTCGGTGCGGGAGCGGCCAGCCTGATCCGTGTACTCGGGCACGAGCGTGAATTCGCCGGGCATGGATTTGACGTGGACCTCGACACCCAAGGCTTTGAACGACTCGACGTCCTCGGGAGTGAGTTCGCGGGAAACGAGACTGGCCGCTGATTGTTCGGCAGCGTCGTGGGTGAGACCGCCGTCGTGCTCCATGATGGACGCGCGCTCGTCCCAGGATTCGACGATGCCGATAGCGTGGTCATGGCGTGGAGCCAGATAGGATTTCTCGTTGAGGGTCTTGATCGCCTGGAGCAGTGCGGCTTCACCGATGTGCGAGACGGCCCAACCATGAATTCCGTTGAACCGCTGGCGCAGGATCTGCCAAGTGGCATGGGGCATCTTGCCTGCGTCGAACGCTTTCTTGGCGCGATCCATCCGGCAGCGGAGCCAGGCGTAGTAGGGAGCATCGAGCAGGCGATAGACGGTGCTGTCGTGAATCACATCCTGGGGCTGATCGCCGGGGGTATCGACCTGGACGTGTCGAAGGTCCGTGGCGACGCGCAGGGCGATGGCTGTGGTTAGGGTCTGAGTAGTCATGGCCTACCTCCCTGGCCCTGCAATCCCTCAACTCTTTTCACTGCCCAAAGCCAGCGTGATCTACGCCGACGATCCTGTTTCTGGATGATTCGGTAAGGGCCGATTTGCCGGTCCATGTTTTCCAGGAGCAGCTTTTCGATTCGTCCTTCGGTCGCGTTCCATTCGTCGGCGTCCTCGATTTCGCCCCAGAGCCCAGCCCGATAGCTGGTGTAGATAAGCGGCTGCGCCAAGGTCCAGGGGGTCTGAGGATTTCCATCAGACCTGCCGAACAAGTGGCCGCTCCACCATGAGTCGAGAAACGCCAACAGGTGCTGGTCTTTGCACGCTGGTACTGTCAAAGCGATTGGTTGATTCATTTTTTGTCCTCCTCGATTGGATCGAAGTCGGCGAGGTCGCCAGACGGCTCTTGCGGTGGGTGCGGTGTCTGCGGTGGGTTCGCCTGCCGGTCTTCACCTACCTGTGTGCGCATGCGCGTATATGCGTCCGAAGAGTTATTCACCGTACTCACCGCACTCACCGTGGAGCCTTGATTTTGCTGGGATTTTTCCTGCGGTGAGTGTGCGGTGGGTGCGGTGAGTGTGCTTCGAGACGCCGTGAAGAGATCGAGTACTTCTGCGGGCGTTTTTCCGGTTTCGTCCGCGACATTGACGAGTCCGTAGGTCAGGTTCTTGGTCCGGGAGTCCCGCCGCGTCGTAATGCGATACACATCGAACTGTCGGTCCCGCATGGCGCTGAGAGCACGCCCGATCCGGATCTTCTGTGACTGTGGACCACCGTCGCCGATGGTCGAAGCGAGCAATCCCTTTTCGACTGCAAGGCCGAGAAGATCAGCGGCGGCAACGAGCTTGGGTCCGAAGCGATCCCACCACGAGGCGGTGAATTCGCGCCACTCATTGCCCTCAATGTCGGCGGCTTCGTAAAGCTCTTCGAGATGGCCGAGGAAGCCGGGAATCTCGGCAAACCGGAGAATGCCGCCGATGGTGCGGGCCCAGGCGTCAAAGGAGCCGAACGATATTTTTTCAAAGGGTTTTCCGGCAGCGATCCAACCGCGAATGATTGTGAGCAGCGCGGTGATTAGTTCGGAGCGATGTTCCTCGACCCAATCATCGAGCGGCGTGTGCTTGAAGCCACCGAGCAACCACGGGCGGTCGTGGCGCGAGTCGATGCGAATGCGGACACACCGCCTGGCCATTTCCAAGGTCAGAGTTGGATTGTTTGCGGTTGCAAGCCAAAGCGCCTGGTTTGGAAGCGTGATCATGCGGGACGCTCCCAGCAGGCGATCAGTCCACTCAGTGGTGGTCAGAACGCTCGCGAGCATGGCTGAACGGATACCGATGGCGACGTTGTCCAGCAGTATGATCTGGGGTGTGCGGCTCAGTATCGACGTGATTTTCTTGGAATTCTCGTTATCGTCCTTCGCCAGCGGAATGCATTCGGCTTCCTTTTTCGCCTGGGTGATCTTGGACACCGTTTTTGCGAGCAGGGATTTTCCGGTTCCGGGTGACGGCGACTCGATGAGATGAAGCGGAGTAGGACCGCTGATCATGCGGCGAACGAAGGGCAACAACAGCGCTGCGACCGCGTGGGCGCGATCCGATGTGGCGGCAAATGGAAAATCCACGAGGAGGTCATCGAGAACCAGCCTGCGGGCCGTCTCGATCTGGCGGATGGTCGGCTTTTCGGGAATCTCCAACGGAGCAAATCCGGTTGGATAATGCATCCAGAGCCGTGCTTCGCGGTGGTAGCCGGGCGTGGAGACTAGAGCGCCGTTGCGACTGAAAACCGGAGTCGACACGACGCTATCGAGATAAGGCAGGGCCGGATCTGGCTTGGCAACCATGACCGCCACGACATCCTTGGGGGGGTGGACGGGGATTTCCATATCTTTGGTTAGGACAACCCAGTTGGCGATGTCGGAAAGGTATCCTTGGAGTTCGGTCTCCCCGACCGGAACGATGACCGGGACGTCATCAGAACTCACCAGAGAGACGAGGCTGTTTTTTCTCTGGAAAAGTTTGGGCGGATAGTTGGTGGCATGGACGACTGCCCAGGCGTCGCCTTTCTCGTATCGCATCTGGCGTTTGACGACGACGGTGGGAAGGCGCGGGCCATCCGGCGCGGTTACAATTTTTGAGACGGCGCGGGTTACATTTGGCTCGGATGTAACCGAGTCGGTTACATTTGGAGTTACATTTCCCTCAGATGTAACCGCTTCGGGCGTCTTTCGGGTTACATTTTCAGCGGATGTAACCGGCGATGTAACCGGCGATGTAACCGGGTTGCCTTTGGCTTGGGTTACATTCGCCCCTAAAATGTAACCGCCCGCATCGTCGCTCTGGACTTTTCCGTCCTTCGCCATCCGATGCAGAAGCACCTTGGTCGCGTTGTGGTCCTTGCCAATCTCGGTGGCGATTTCCTTGGGAGTGAGCGGACGGTTCGCTTCGAGTAGGCAGCCGAGTATCTCTCGTTGCTTCTCCGATTTGACCTGGTCGAACAGCGCCTCTGGATCGACATCCATAAAGGCGGCGATTTCCTCGTCGGTCGGCAGGGGCGCTCGCTGTTTTTCCGGCGGCGACCAGCCCGCCTTTTTCGCCATGTCGAATAGCGTGCCAAGGGTGACGCCGCCTCCGGACGTGAAGCCGTCCCACTTGAGCGGCGGCTCCCCGTCCACGTACTTCTCGCCGCGAGTGCTCCAGGCATCCCAGACGGCAAGACCTGCCTGCGGGTCCCAGTGATGGAGCGCCATGCCGATCCGAAGCCAGTCGTCGTAGGAAACGTCGGGCGATATGTAATCGAGCGCCGCCTGGATCAGCTGCGCGTCTGTCGGCGCGTAATTACCTAGCGTGGCAGGTGGACTACTTTTCTGAGCGGACGGCGCTTTTAGTCCACTCTTCGTTTTCAGCACGAAGCGTCGGATATCGTCGGGGACCTGGGCGAGGATTTCCTGGAGCCGTGCGGTCGACAGACGCTCGAAGCCATCCGGAGCGTAGGACGCGAGGCTCCCATCCTCGATGGCCCGATGGAACTGGTTGCCGCCGTCCTTTGCGCCGTACCAGAACGGTAGCCAGACCATGTTGCCTGCGCCGATCTTCTTGTCGCTGACCGTGTTCTGCTTTGGAAAGCATTCGATCCCGCGCCCGATCCGGATGTCGGCGGGTTCGCCGGAGACGAGCACCTGATCCTTCGGCGCGACGAAGTGCGCGAGCAGGCGAGCATCAACGGCGGGCACCGGACCTTCGAAAAAGACCCAGAGATGCCAGCCGTGGCCGCTGCCCGACTTTTCGATGTGTGCCGGAATGTCGAGTGACCGGCAGCTTTTCAGACACGCGAGCATCGTCGCCTGCGGATCGGCCAGAGGCAGCGGATGCCCCGGTCCATCGAAGTCAAAGCAGAGCCAGACCGTGGTGTTGTCCGGTGCGACCGCGTAACTGCCGACGCGATCAAAGCCCCGCTTATCGGCGACGAGGCCGCCGGTCTTGCGGTTGATGTAGTTGAGCGCCGGGGCTTTGCTCGGGTCGGGACCGGCGACGTGGAAAGCGACCAGCGCCTCCAGATGAGCATCACCGGTCACCGGTCGCGGCTGCGTGACTCGCTCCTTGGTCTTGCGGTCGATCCACGACTGGCGGGCCGCGACGATGTCGATGCGCGAGAAAAAGTATTCACGCAGGAGGCGACTCGCGGTCGCAGTATCCGGCCGAGGCGCGCTATTCATTCAGCGCCTCCTTCAGCGATGCCGCCTCCATGTCCTTGCGCCATAGACCGAGAAACGTGCTGCGCTGGTCGTTGGCTTTCTTCGTGGCGCAATTGCGGATGCCCCAGCGGTCGCCGATGACGATGGTGGTCTGCTTGGCGCGGCTGACGCCGGTGTAGAAGAGGTTCTGGCTGTGCATAAAGGAATGCGACTTGTGGATGATCACAACAGCGCAGGGGAATTCACTCCCCTGGCATTGGTGAATGGTCAGCGCATACGCCAGCTGCAGATCGTCCAGATCGCCGTCGGCGCGACACAGGTCCACCTCGTCGTTGTCGAAACGGACTCGCAGGTCGCCGTGGGGTAGTAGTGCGACCACGCGCCCGATCGATCCGTTCATGATGCCGAGGTCGTAGTTGTTGCGGCGCTGGATCACCTTGTCGTGTAGGAGAAAGGTCGGGCGACGATTGGGTGGAACCGCTGGCGCCTCAACGCCGTATAGCTTCCGCTGGATCAGGCTCTGAAGTTCGACGTTCAGTTCGTTGACGCCCAGGATGTTCTTGCGCTGGGGCGTGAGGAGTTGAACGTCATCGAGCAGGTCGTAACCCAGCTTATCGGCCAGGATGGTTCCATAGAGGTCACAGATAAATCGCCGCACATCCCATGGGTCGCTGAACTCGTCGATCAGGTACCAGGGACGACGGCCGCGCGCATCGACCAGACCTGAAGTCCTGGCCACGGCTCCACGCAAGATAGCCGTGCTGTTTTCTTTGAGTTCCCCGGCCTGACGAACGACGTCGGTCAGCACGACGCCGGGCACGATGCCCGTGTGGATCATGTCCCGCAGCAGATCGCCGGGGCCAACCGGCGGCAGCTGGTTGTGATCGCCGACGAACACGACGGCGGTCTTCTCGTGGTCGATGGCGCGCAGAAGCCGCCACGCCAGGTGCAGGTCCACCATCGAGGTCTCATCGATTATCACCACGTCGGCGTCGATGGGGTCATCGGGTCCGTGCGCCCACTCACGGCCGTTGAAGCCGAGCAGCCGATGGATGGTGAATGCCTCTTTGCCGACCACTTGCTCGAGGCGCTTTGCGGCTTTGCCGGTCGGCGCGGCGAGCACGACCCTGATGAAGTTCTGCTCCAGAATCTTGGTCAGCGCACCGACGGTGAAGGTCTTGCCGCTACCCGCGCCTCCGGAGATCGTCGCGATCTGGTGCGTAAGCGCGGCAACCACGGCTGCACGCTGCTTGGGGTTGAGCGCAGGGCAAAGCTCGCCGTCGAGGATCTTTTGCCAGACGCCGAGCATGTCGAGTACGCTGGGATGATCCTTGTCCCCGCCCCGAAGCCACTGCTCGACGTCGCGCTCCATCGTCCGGATATCGGCGCGGGCGATGAGAAACCGGCCATCGTAGGAGTCGCAGGCGAGCATTCCTTTCTCGATCAGGCCGGACAGTTCCATCTCGATGATCTCGCGGCTTTGCAGCGAGTCCATGACGAGCAGCTTGTTGGCGCGCTCGATGAGGTCGGCTTCCTCGATCCAGGTGTGCCCCTGGTCAAGAGCATCGTCGAGACAATCGAGAATCCCGGCGCGCACCCTCGGCGGAAACTCCTTCGGGACGCCCACCTTGCGGGCGATGGCGTCCACGCGCTTAAAGCCGAAACCCCTGATGTCGCGCACGATGAGGTATGGATCGCTCTTGATGATCGAGACGGCGTCGTTGCCGTATTTGTCGATCAGTGAGCGCACCTGGTGGTGGGTCAAGCCAAAGGCGGATAGCTCGGTCGCGGCTGCGTTGATCGCCTGGTGCCGAAGCCATTCGGCGCGGATGTTCTGTGCCGCCTCGATGGTAATCGGTCCGGCTTTCGCCACGGCTTCCGGGTGCTCGACGATGACGCGGCCAAAGTCCCTTCCGAATGCCTGCGCGATCCGCTTGGCCTTTACCGGACCCAGCCCGACGAACGCGGGATTGTTGGCGAGGTAGTGCGCCAAGCCTTCGACCGACAGATCGAGATCGTGGGTCAGCGAGTCAGCCTGGAACTGCTTGCCGTATTTCGGATGATTCACCCACGCGCCCTGGAGAATGACCTGCTCGCCGACAGCGGCAACCACCTTGCCCGCGAATGTGACAAGGCGGTCGTTCTCGTCCTTCAGGCGACCGGCGGAAAATCCCGGCGACGCATGAAACAGCGTCTCCACGCGGCCGCGAATGAATTGGGCATCTGCATTCAATCCGCGCCTCCAAATGGCCCACGTTCCATGATGGCGTCGGCACCGATTCGCATGGCCATAACGAGGTCGGGATTGGAGTCGTCGTGCTGCTCCATCTCTGCTGCTTCGTTTTCCAGAAAGGCCGCCCACTCTTCGTTCGTGCGCGGCTTTGCCTGGCTCGAGTTGGATTTCTGATTCATCTCGATTGCCCTTTGAGAGAGTTGTTGCATCGCGGCGCGCACAAGGAATTCCTCAGTGAACCGACGTGCGGCTTGGCGGTCGCCGCAGAAAAAAACCGGTACGCAGTAGTCGACGCAGATGGAGACCGTTGCTCCGAAGACCGAATTGGGGTGAGCGCCTGAGGGGTAACGGGATAAAAGCACGTCCGGCAGACTCGCTTCGACCACGATGCAGGGATGGAGGTAATCGGCGAGCTTCGAAAGTTCCTTCTTGAATCGCTCGCGATCACGGATCACCGAATGGACAAAGTCCTCAAGCGTCTTTCGCTCGACCGCGATAAGCGATTCGAATCCCTCGACCGAGTAATCCCCGGCAGGCAGCGCCTGGCGCACCACCTGCCGGGAACCGAAGGCGTAGGGAACCTGCTCGCGGGTGTCGACGATGATGGAAATTGCTTCCATGCTTAAAATGCCGACAGCGGGCCTTCGGCCGTGCTCTGGTAGTCCGCATCGGGGTCGTCCAGGACGATGCGCTTGTTGAGATAGACGTTGGCATACTCGCCGCGCGTCTTTTTCGTGACCTCGAGTGCGACATCCAGGAGTTCACCGAGTCGCGACGGGAGGTCGGAGAGCTTGCCGAGTTCAAGACCGCAGGCGAGCAGATCGGCTTTCAGGAACTTGATGGTCTCGCTGCTGGACATGACGTTGTTGCGGAACATCATGCGACCGCGATGCTGCGGACCGAGCACGCGCAGGTGCCACTTGAGCATGGGCGCGCCGTTCTGGGTGCGGACGAGTTCGACCTTCTCAACCTTGATCTGGTACTTGCCGTCCGGCACTTCGTCGAACTGATTGGGCTGCACATCGGCTGCCGCGTAGTCATCGTCATAGACGGCCAGATCGGCGGAATCGACGGGGGGTTGGTTCGACATGAGTTTGTCCTCCTACTGAGCTTTCTTGTTGGTGTTAGCGGCGGGCTGCGCCGGACGTCCGAAGGCCTCCACGAATTTCCGGTAGTCGAGATCGATCACATCGGGCAGGCGCCCCGTGCGGTCGCCCGCCTCATAGCCGGGATTCGGTTGCGTGCGGATGACGCGGCGGATGGTCTGCTTGCCGTCGTCGGCGCGAACGATGTCCTGGTCGAAGAACAGGATCATGTCGGCCATGCCGAGAACCAGCTTGCGGGGTTTGTCGGGAAGCGACGGCACGACCTTGTGCATCGCGCCCGTGCGGGTCTGGATTTCCTGCACCGTGGCGTGGGAGATCAGCACGAGGCCGTAGGGCAGCATCGAAAGCTTCATCAGCACACGGGCGAACTCGTTGAGGATGAGCGCATAGCCCTTGCCGTAAGCCAGGTCGCCCTCGTGCTCGATTTTGTTCTTGGCGCAGATGTGGTTGCGGCACAGCAGCCACAGGTTGTCCACGGTGTCGATGATGATGTTGCGGAAGCTGTGCTTGCCTTCGGCCAGTTCGCGGCAGGCTTCGAGAAAAGCGTCCCAGTCCGGCAGGTCGACCTTGAAAATCGACAGCGCGTTGTGACCGGCTTCGGTCGCCAGAAATACGGCGTCGGGGAATCCGGCGGCAAAAGTGGTCTTGCCGATCTTGGGCATGCCGTAGCCGAAGATTGTGAACTCGGAAAGTTCGGTCTTGGGTTTCGATTTTTCCTTGGGCAGAATCATTGAGGTCTCCTTTTAAAAAACGGTCGAGTTGTCCGTTGTCGTGGTGGTGTCGGAAAGCTCCGTGTGGGGCAGTTCGATGCGGTAGTGGTTGTCCCGGACCAGCGGAGAGAAATCGCTGCGGCATAGCGGGAAGTAAGCGCACGGGCGGCCATACTGGAAGCACTGCGAGGTGTTCTGGTACCAGGTGTCACGGCGGCGGGCATCGAGGAAGTTCTGGGTCAGTTCCCAAAGCTCGGACTGGAGTACGGCGAAGCGGTCGCGGGAGATGTAAAGGACCTCCCGATGGAACATCCCCGGCTCGGTGTACTTCGCCGCGAGGCGAGCCTGGAATTCATCGTCCATTTCCGGCATGCGGCGCTTGGCCGTAGTCTTCCCAGTCTTGGACTTGGCGATCAGTTCCGCGCGACGGGCTTCGTACTCGACTTCGGTCTCGCCCTTGGACTGCTGGAGCTTGGCCTTGACGATAACGTTGTAAATGACGCCGTTGATGCGGATGCCCAGCGCCTGCTCGACGTACCAGCAATAGAGGATGATCTGGAAGTCGGTCCACAACCGTTCGAGGTAACCGGAGTCGAGCAACGAAGCGGTCTTGTGCTCCAGGAGAAAATGTTCGTCGCCGATCCGGACGATGCCGTCGACCTTGCCCGCCAGGGTGAAGCTGCGCGAGGTTGCGCCGGTCGCCGGATTGACGATCTCGCCCTCGAACTTCTTTTCTAGTTCGACGACCGAAAATTCCTCGACCGGATACAGGGCGGCATATCCCTTCATGATTGCCGTCGCCACGTGCCAGTCGCGCTGCTGGTCGTCGTCACCGGCGCGGTTGGGATACGAGCGGTCGATCAGGTCGAGCACCTGGGCGAGGTCGCGGTGCCGGTGCCAGCACTCGAGGAACTGGTGGACCGCCGAACCGAAGCGCAGGTTCGGATCGGATGTTAGCGACACGAGGAAATCGAGGTACCGCAGCTTGCACGCCATGCGGCAGTTGCGGAACAGACTCCACATCGAATAGGTGGAGGTCAGGCGCGGGTTGGTCATGATGCTTTTTCCTTTCGGGATTTACGGGAAGAGCGGCCCACGAGGCTCCGCTCCATGAAGGCGTCGACGGGAAGCGGTGCGCCGCTGGATGTGAATACGGGCTCCGGGAGAGCCTCGTCATCAATGGCAACGTCGGTTGTGTGGATGGGAGCGAAATCCCTTTCCTGCTCCTTGCGCTCCACGCCCCAGAACAGATCAACGCGCCGGAACTCGCCATACTTCAGGCTTTTGCAGGTCACCAGATCGGCGAAGAGAGTTTGTACTGATCGTTCATGACCGTTTCGCGTGGCGATCTTGATTTTTGTGGGCGACTGCTCGACCACTTCGTAGGTGCGGGACGGTTTCAAATCGCCTTTAACCGCATGAGCCCGGAAAAAATCGATGACGTACTGACGAGCAGCTTCCGCGTTCATCCGCCCATGTCGTTTCTTTCTCGCGGTACGAATGGCCATCACGAAGCCCTCCCGCGCACCGGACGGTCCATTGTTTTTCTTGGATCGCTCTGGCGTTCATTTCGATTTCCGGTTTGGGAAGGCGGCTGCACAACAGATCGCGCCAGACCGAGGGCCAGGAGTCGCACGAGGTCATCGGCGCGACGTTTTACCTGCGACTCCGGTAGCGCGGTGTGGTAGATGCGGACTTCATTGATGTTCGTGGCTCCCATCGATCCTCCTCAATCAAATGAACCGGAAGGCCCTAAGGGCAAGAGGGATGCCATGTGACGGAAAACGTGACTAACTGCTTGTTTCTAAAAGTGAATATGAAATTTGGCCGGGCGATGAGGCGTGCAGTTTTAGAAAAAGTGCAAAACGAAGCGGATTTGCTCTTTATTACAATAGGTTATGACAGTTATCCGGGCCGTTTTCCGCGAAAAGTGCAAAACGGAAAGGCCGATTTGCAAAACGGAATGGGCTGTTTGCAAAACGGAAAGGCCCTTTTGCAAAAATTATAGCGCCATTTGCAAAACGGAATGCGGCCCGATCCTTCATGGTGCTTCATCAAAACCCTTGATTTTCGGCCTTTTGACTGCACGAACGGCTCGCCGTGCGTGGCACGCTCCTCGCAATAAAGAAAGCCTTGATGATGTGTCCCGTCGAGGTAAGGGACACCTTGAACAACTTGAAACGAGGAGGTGTGATGCTGGACAGCGATAGATTAGAAACCGGAACCGTGGTCGCCATATACTCCCGCGTGTCGACCGACATGCAGGTGCAATCGGAGTCTCTAGCGATCCAGGAAAAGGTGCTACGCGAATACTGCGCCTTTCACCATCTGAAAATCCACGACCATTATTCCGACGCGGGGCTGTCTGGCGGCAATACCGAAAACCGTCCGGCCTTCAAGCGGATGATGGCCGACGCAACCGCAAAGAAATTCGGCGCGGTGGTCGTCACCAAGATCGACCGCATTAGCCGCAACCTGCGCGACCTGCTTCGTCTGCTCGACACACTGGAGGATCATTCCGTCGCCTTCATTTCAATCTCCCAGCGGTTCGATACTTCCAATCCCATGGGAAGATTGACTTTGAACGTGCTGGGGTCGTTTTCCCAGTTCGAGCGGGAGATGATCGCCGAGCGCGTCCGCGAGCACATGCTGGTGCGCGCCAGAGAGGGAAAATGGAATGGCGGCGTGGTTCCTTATGGATACCAGGAACAGGAAGGGAAACTGGTGATCCGCGAGGACGAAGCCGAGCACGTCCGGAAGATGTTCGACCTCTACATCGAGCGACGCAGCATTCGATTCGTCACCCACTATTTGAACGCGCAGCAATCAAAGCCGCGCTATGCCGACCACTGGAGCGGCACCAGCGTCAGTCGCACCCTGTCGAATCCGACCTACTACGGCGCGCTGACCTACAACAAGCGCAAAGGAACAAGTTCCTCCTCGACGCCGCGCCCGAAAAAAGACTGGATCATCGTCGAGGACGTCTGGCCGCCCATCATCCCCAAGAAAACATGGACCCAGGCGAACGACATCATGACCAACAAGACCGGCCTGCACCATCGCAACAAGCGATCCACCTACCTGCTCTCCGGGCTGATCAAATGCGGCCTGTGCGGAGGCAGCATGGCCGGTTACAACCATCCGAAAAAAGGTCGCGGCGGTGGAAACTGGTCATACTACCGGTGCTCGTGGCGGCTTCAAAAAGGACCGGATGTTTGCTCCGGTCTCACCTTTGATCGCTGGCGCACCGAGCAGAAAGTCGTAGAGGCGCTCGCCCAGTGGGCGACCGATCCGACGCCGGTGGTTCAGCAGGCGTTAAAGTTTATCGCCAACAAGGAATTCATTCGCCAGCACCTCGACGACCAGGCGCGTTCTCTCCACCGTCAGTTGGCCGAAGTGGAAAAAGCTTTGAAGCGGATCATGGATGCCTACCAGGACGGGTTGCTCGACCACGAAGAACTGAGCGCCCGTGCAAAGCCGCTCAACTCCGAAAAGCAGATATTGGTGAACGAGATCGAGAGGCTGCAGAAGGAGGCGGGAATCGATGGCGACCACACCCACGTCGACCTGGGGAAACTGAGAATGGCCTTTGCCAATTTCGGAAGCGTTTTCGATGGGCTGCACATCGGGGAACAAAAAGAAATGCTTGCCTCCGTCGTCAACAAGATCGTGGCGATGCCCGAAGGACGGCTGGATGTCCATCTGGATTTCAATGTCATCCGGGAAGCGTTTGGCCTGAATGGTTTGCTACCCACCTTGCCCAAGAATGGCGACATGGTGGTCACCGTGAACACCAGCGAAGAAATCCACATGGTCAAGAAGTTTGCGGAGATGAGCACTTTCGGTGAACGGGTGGAATGGCTTCGGACGAGGCACCGGCTTACCAAAAAGGAACTTGCTCGCAACATCGGCGTCGATGAATGCACCATAGCCAACTGGGAGCGGCGGGGCATGCGGCCTCACATTCATGCGACGAGGCGTCGTGTGGCCGAGTTTTTCGGTGTGAGCGTCGCCGAGTTGCTCGGCGTCGAGCCGGTGCCCAGTGACGCCCGGCCGAAGTATAAACTGCTGAAGGTGCGCGAGTGTCTCGGCATGTCGCAACGCGAAATGGGCAAGCTACTGGGACTGACCGAGGAGCAGTACCACTGGATTGAATTCGAAGGGAAGAAGGGAACTCGCCTTGGCCAGGACGATTTACAGAATCTGCTCGAACGCATCCCGGAAAAACATCGGCCTGCTTTTGAAGGGATTATTGAAGCGAGTGAAATGGACCGAGACGCGGTTCACCAGTAGGTTCCAATGTCTTCCTTCCACATGTCGTAGTCGTCAAGCTCCTCGTCCGTGACCGGAACCTGCTTTACAAACTCCACTGTCCATTTGCCGATGGCCTCGAACGATAAAGGCAGATGGCCGATGCCGGTTCCTTCGGGCCAACCGATACCGCCAACCGTAAGCTTTTCGATATCAATCTCGCTTGGTCGACTCCGATACATGTTGGCGAACAGACGGACATGGACGCCGCCGTCATCCACGGCGGTGACCTTGAAAACCCCATAGGAACCGTCTTCACTCGGGTTCAGATAAATTCCCCCGACGACCCAATCCTGTGATTCATTTTTCTTCAT